CTAATTCCCAATATATCCAATAATTGATTCCGTTCGCCTCATTCATAAACAGGTAATGACGCTTTCCGCTCTTTGCATCTTGCGGGTCTTGATAGCTTTTGAATTCTATAATTGAGCCGTTGTGAAACGTGTAGATACGATCGCTCGCATTGTACCCTTTAATCCAACTTTGAATATCAGGCGAACTCGCTACGATCGTTTGCATATCACGAAGTGCACCGCTTTTTAAGTTAGGCACGTCCTGACCTACAACGCTAATCACTTGGTCATTTTCTCCAATCGCTTTTAAACATAGCACTTGTAATATCGAGTAAGTTTTGCCCGAACTGGTCCCGCCTTGATTAACAATAACCTCGGCAGTTGAATTGTAGTTGCGATCGAATATGACAGACGTTTGAAACATCAATCGAGAATAATTGCATCCTCACTATTTGAAAGCGGTGTAACACTTTGAACCAACCCAATCTGGATTTCGGCCTTTGGAAGGCTCACGGTAGTATCAACCGTTTCCTTCGGTTTTCCGTACACCCTATCCATCAATACCTCGATTAAGTGAATTGAACCACGCTCGTAATCACGTTGCGCTTTTTTTGCAATCATGGAAATCCAAAACGGTACATCGTCACTTTTTGCGTAATCCATTAACTGCGTACGGGTCATTCCAAGTATTCCCGTAATAATTTCATTGGCTTGGGAATGGCTTAACCTAACGTTGAACTCTTGCAGGAACGTGTCTTTAATTACGTTCTTCAATAGCTTTGGCCTTCCATTTCGGTTGATGTTTTCGGAATTGGTATCGAACCCGTTTTTTGGTGGTTTCCCTTTTAATTTTTCTCCGCTTGGCATACTCCGTTTATTTTAATCGTTAACGATGGGTCTAACTTTTTCATGCGGTCAATAATAACTTGGCAATACTTCGGGTCGAGTTCCATCCCGTAGCATTTGCGTTTTAGTTGGTGCGATGCTACCATGGTTGAGCCTGAACCCAAAAAGAAATCCAAAACTAAACCACCATCGGGGCAACTGCTTTTAATTGCTCGCTCGCATAATGGTATTGGCTTTGGTGTTGCATGACCTCCTTCAATTCCCGTTTTTTTGTGACGTTCAAAGTTCCAAACATTGTTCATGTTATCATGCGTATTGTTAAAATATGCACGGGTTGAATAAAATTCCTTTTTGATTTCGTCGTATTCCTTTTTGATTTCGTCGTATTCCTTTTTGATTTCGTCGTATTCCTTTAAAAATGCTTTCCCGTTAGCTTCTTTTTTCATTGAATCATAGTGCTCACGTGTTGGGAAAAACCATTGACTTTTTGCGAAATAATGCGAGGCAGAAGATTTGCCAGTTATTTCTATGATCTTACTTATATTCCACCCAAGTTTATTTTTTTCACCAATAAAATAATCCCGAATCGAGTCCCAACCTTCATAATAATTTTCGGCACTATCATTAAACCCTTGAACTCCTAACATGACAAACAAACACTTTTCGTCTGCTATTGGGAACATTCTATAACTTTCAGTTGTTTGGCCTTGTCCGTAACCTTTATTCCAAGTTAATAAATTTCTAAAAGTTGCTTTGTTTTGTGAAACATACGGCTTAATAATATTTGAATAAATATCCATTAATGGTTCATCAATACCCCAACAATACCAACTTCCGTTTTCTTTGATGTGCATAAATTGAACAGCAATCCAGTCACGGTTAAAGTCAAGTAAATCGTTGAAATTTAGATTGTCATTTAATACCCCTTCGTTTTCTTTTTTCATTCCATAAGGGGGGTCATTGTGAGCCATGTCAGCTTTTTCCCCATCCATTAACCGAGCAACTTGGTCGCTATCAGTACTATCGCCACAAAGCAAACGATGCTCACCGATTTCGATTAAATCACCCAACACAATATCCGTTTCAATACCATCTTCGGAAACTTCAAAGTCATCCTCAACCGCTTCCATTTCAATAAAAGAATCAGTCGGTAAATCCAATCCCCACTCGGTCAACTCTTCGGCATCCCAATTACTTGCAAGGTCTGCCCAATCCCATTCACCAAACCCAACGTTGTCCTTGATAATAAACTCTTTTTGTTGGTCTTCGGTTAAATCTTCGGCCTTGATCACTGGAACTTCTTTCAACCCTGCTTCCTTGCACGCTTTCAATCGCATATTACCACCCAACACAATACCGTCGTTATTTACCACAATCGGACGCAGTTCTAACATTTCGGGAAAGTCCTGAATTGACTTTACCAACTTTTTGAACTTATCGTCTTTAATTACCCTTGGATTGTTTGGGTTTGCTTTAACCTCCGATACTTTCCACTTTTCAATCTTCATATTTCAATTTTGTTAACGATTTCTTTTAGCTTCTGCATACACATAAGCTTTAACTCGTAATCGGTAGCACCGCCCACGCTCACATGGTCGGCAGTTTCTGCAATATCCATAAGCAAATTGGCAATGGAAGCGTACAACTCAACCGCACTAATTGCTTGGTCGATTACATCGGGTTGTTTTTCCGTGGTCATTTCTCGATCTCCTTCAACTTTGCTTCACTCCAACGTAACCCAGCTAAACCGCCCCAAAGAAGGTAGGAAATATAACCGCAATCGGTAGGCTTACCCGTTTCGTAATACGTCTTAGCACGGCTCAAATAGGAGTACATTCGTTTGATCGTGGAAACGCTTAACGGCTCACCATTGGCAAGCTGTTGCGCTCGAACCTTACCCACCTGCGTTGCACATTTGTTACCCTCTTTCTCGTTCAGTTCAATACCCCGTTTTGCATTGTTCTTCACTGCTTCGGGGTAGTCGGAATGGCTTTCAAACTTTGCGTAGCTTTCCTTTCGGCTCAAAGCATTACAAACCGCTAACCGTTGGATTGGGTCTTCGTACTCCGTTTTCATAACCGTGTTGATCATGCAACGGTCTAAGAACTCACTTTTGCTTTCGTCTTGGTTTCTTTTCGGTAGTGGCATTTTCTTGCTCGTTTAAAATTTGTTCATGGATTGCTTTATGCCGTCTATCAAGTTCAGCATCGTAGTGGTTCATGATCGTCGAGAATGCGTTAACGGTGCACGCTTGGCATCCACCCGTCCAACGTTTACCCATTACCTCGCTCCATACCCCACCCATCAACGCTACTTGTTCACCACTTAGGCGCAAGGTCTTTTCGTTTTGAAATTGTACCCATTTGTGGTACAATGGCTCTAACCGCTTCAACTGTTCGTCGGTCATTTTGTTAGCTATTTTCATATTTCTCCATTTCTCTTTTAAGGTAATAAAACGCTTTCTCTAAATCCTCTAAGGTATCGCCTTTGCGCCCTGCACGGCTTACATACTTCACCACGTTGCCGAGGTTGAAGTTCAAATCAAACGCTTCAATCAGGTCAATCGGTTGCACCTTTTGTTTGTAGTGGTTTGGTGTGGTCATTTGCCGTAAGTTTCGTTGTAGTATTCCATAGAGTCAATTCGATCACGGGCAACTTCACCATGACAGAACGCTCTTCTAATTTGTTCTATCTCCATCTGTCTGGCTTGTACAATAAATGATGTAGGAATAAAGTCAATACCTTCTTCGCTTAATAATTGTTCAATAAACCAATCTAATGCTGTCTGTTTCATCGGTAAATCCTATCGATTAAAAAGTACGCAATGATACAAGCGATAAAACCGCACCCAATAGAGTAAGCAAATAGGCTCAACACTGGAAGGCTAACGGTAGCAAAGAATGAAGCAACCGCAGTCCAAAACGAAAGGCATACAAAGCAGTTAAATGGCTTGAATCCAATCTTATCGCCAATGCCCGTAAGCTTGGTAATCGTTACCCCTGCACACGCAGAGAAAAACGCAATGAATAAAATTTGTAAGTAAATCATTTCAGTTTCTTTTTTAATTTGTCTTTAACCGTGTTAATGGTCAATCTGATACTGTTGTATGGTATCGTGGTCGATGTGCTAATACGTCGCATATTTTTGGCCTCAACATAAACCATGAATAGGTTGCGCTCGTACCAATGCAGTTCAGCAATCGCATCTTCAATCGCTTCCATTTGCTTTGATGTTTGAACCTCGCTTTCATGATCGTAGATTTCAGCGATCACTTCAACACGTGTCCAATCAACGTCAACACGTAGCAACCGATCACGGTACTTCTGATCCCATAACGAACCTTTCCCCAAAAATAAACGGTAAATAAGTGAAAGCACATACCACCGATGGCCTCCCGAATGCCAAACCTCCCAAAGCTTTGCATCCTCTTTTTCGAGTAACGCAAGTAACATTTCTTGGTAAAGGTCTTCACCATCGAAGTGCGTACCCCTCACAATGTCGTAACAGGACTTACGATAACTTTGGTGTTGGAGTACGTCTGCGATTAGTGGGTGCATACTTATTGAATGGGAAATTTTAGAAAGGTAACCCGTCGTCTTCGGGTACGAATCCTGCCTTGGTTAATGCAGGGTGAATTTC